GATACCACCTAATGATGCAGTAATACTTGTTGATGGTAGATTAGTATTAGAAAAAACTCCTTTGATTTTAGATCAACTTTATATTCAAGGAACTCAGCAGGGTGTTGGAATTATAACAAACGTTCTCTATGATGAACCATCTGGTATCGCTACAATATTTACGAAGACAAATCATAATTTTAGTGCCAATGATCCAATCACTTTAGCAGGTATTGCATTTACTTGTTCAAGTAACGCTGGTATAACAACAACTATTTTCCCAGATCCTCAACAGTCATATACAGTCGATACAGTCGTTGGTGTAAAAGAATTTTCAGCGGTGGTAGGAAGTAGTAAAGGATATAAACATTTTTATCAGTCAGCAATACATTATTTTGAAAGAGCGAGAGATAATGCAATCACGGTGGTTAACAGTCAGGATGGAAATCCATCCAATGGTACAAGATTTAATGTTGTGAATGCAGTATATAATGGTGGTCCTGGTGTCAAGACAATACATGGAGAGGCTGGATTAAATGCAGGTGAAATTGTTTTAACTTTAGATCGTGCACATAATTTACAGGCAAACGATACTATATCAATCGCAGACAATTCATTGATATTCACTTGCACAATGGATAATCGTGCGACTGAACACCCTTATCCAAGATCAACAGATCCAGCATCGACAAATACTTCAGATTTAAGCAATGGAGTTTTACCCGTTACGATAAGATCAACTACTAAAATATTAGTTCAGGTTGGACCAAGTAATTCAGGTGGTTTCTTTGCACCTCTTGAAATGGAGTTGATTGCAAGTATTCTAGAAAATAGTACTGCCTAATATGCCAAAGTATCTAAGTGGTAGAGCCAAACGAGTACCGCAAGATCAGTTATCTGAAGACAGGTATCAATATCTAGGATTAGATCAGGCAGAACCAAATTTATCAGACCCACTAGTATCACCATCAGTACCATCAGGTGCTCAATATCAACTGGTTGCAGTCCCTGCATATCCTGGTAAAAGATATTGGGTTCCAGTTGGTGGTGGTCTAGTACCTGGTGCTATTACTATATTTGATGAAGATAGTCCTGTATCATCATCAAGTAGTATTACTCAATTAAATTTTGTTGGTGCTGCTGTCACTGCAAATGTAAGTGTTCAAAGTCCTTCAGGTCATCCTGGTATTGCTGCCACTGTAACAGTCATCCCCGTTTCAGTTGGTGAAACTCCACCTAATTATCCAACACCAAATGAAGGTGAATTGTGGTGGGAAAGTGATACAGGTGATTTATACATTTATTATAATGATGGTGACTCAGCACAGTGGGTAATGACCAATGCTGGTGGTCGAGGATTGACAGGAGATAAAGGTCAAAAAGGTGAGGTAGGTCAAACTGGTTTAACAGGAAGTGTTGGTGCAAAGGGTGATAAGGGTGAAAAAGGACAAAAAGGTGACGTTGAAGCACAAGGTAATAAAGGTCAGAAAGGAGAGCTAGGTGTTGGTCAAAAAGGTCAAAAGGGTGAAGCAGGTGCAAATGGAACTGATGGTAATAAAGGACAAAAAGGAGAAGATAATTCTACAAAAGGACAGAAAGGTGAACTTGGTGTTGGTCAAAAAGGTCAAAAGGGAGAAAAAGGAACTGAAGGTGGTGGATCAACTGTTACGATATCTGATAATGCACCAGGTTCCGCAACAACAGGTGATTTATGGTGGGCAAGTGATGATTTTGATTTGCATGTATATTATGGTGATGGTGATTCTAATCAATGGGTTTCAATTACATCTAATGCTGCTTTAAAAGGTCAAAAAGGGGAAAAAGGTGAGAAAGGTGAGAAAGGTGAGAAAGGACAAAAAGGTGAGAAGGGGCAAAAAGGTGAAGTAGGATTATCTGGTAATGCAGGTGGTAAAGGTGATAAAGGTGAGAAGGGACAAAAAGGTCAAAAAGGAGAAGGTGATAAGGGTCAAAAGGGTGAGGACAATTCCACCAAAGGACAAAAAGGAGAGAAGGGTGAGAAAGGTGAAAAGGGACAAAAAGGTGTTGATGGAAATAGTGTTAAAGGAACAAAAGGTGATAAGGGAGAGAAAGGTCAGAAGGGAGATAAGGGTCAAAAGGGTGAAGATAATTCAACAAAGGGTCAAAAGGGTGAAGTTGGTGTAGGTGATAAAGGACAGAAAGGTGAAAAGGGTGAAAAGGGTGAAAAAGGAATAAAAGGAGAAGACAATTCTACTAAAGGACAAAAAGGAGATGCTCAGAAAGGTGAGAAAGGGCAAAAAGGACAAGACGGTGCAGACAATTCTACAAAAGGTCAAAAGGGTCAGAAAGGTGAAGTAGGAGCACAAGGTGTTGGAGGTTCAGCAGGAAATCCTGGTGATAAAGGTCAGAAAGGTGAAGTAGGAACAACTACCAAGGGGCAAAAAGGTGAAGTTGGTAATATAACAGCAGCCATACCATCAGGTGGTATTATACTATGGTCTGGAGCAGCAAATGCAATACCATCAGGTTGGTATCTATGTAATGGATCAAATGGTACTCCTAACTTATCTGGTAAGTTTGTAGTTGGATACAGTGCTAGTGATAATGATTTTGATGTTGGTGATAATGGTGGTAGTAAAGATGCTACTTTAGTATCTCACTCTCATACTGTTAATAGTCACACTCACGGAGATGGATCATTAACTGCTACAAATACATCTTTAACTGGTTCTATTAACAGAATATCAGAATCATTTGGAGATTTTGGTGGAAGTGCAAGCGGTGTATTTTCAAAAGTAGGTGGATTAAATACTGGAGGAACACCTGGTAACCCAGACTCTAATAATTGTGGTGGTGTTAACTTTAATGGTAGTCATACTCACGATGTTTCTGGTAGCACTGGATCAGCAAGTCCAGGCACTAATTCTCAAGGTTCATCTGCATCAAATGCAAACTTGCCACCTTACTATGCTCTTTGTTATATTATGAAAGCATGATATAATAAATTATCATTCTATATTATGAAAATGAAAACACAGATTATAGATAATTTTCTACCCTATGATCAATTTAAATTAGCACAATCATTAATAATGGATTATGGATTTCCTTGGATGTGGAATGACTCTGTTACTAATCAAGTAGGATATTCAGATCCAAATGAATTTCAATTCATACATCTATTTTATGATCCTTTATCAGGTGTAACCACAGAATATCCTAATTGGTTGGATATTGTAAAACCTTATGGGGATAAATTCAATCCAATATCCTTAATGAGAATTAAGGCAAATTTAAATGTTGCGACACAAAAACACATTAATAGAGATTTCCATACAGATTTTAATGTTCCTTGTATAACCGCAATAGCTTATATGAACACTAACAATGGTTATACAATATTTGAAGATGGAACAAAAATTGAGAGTGTAGAGAACAGAGTTGTTATTTTCGACTCACAATTACGTCACGCTGGTGTGCCCTGCACAGATGAAAAAAGAAGAGTTGTTATTAATTTTAATTTTATTGGGTTGATAAACTAAATATTTTTATGGCAGCAAATTTTCCTAACAGTCCTAATACGAATGACACCTTTACATCTAATGGTGTTACATTCACTTGGGATGGAAGTGCTTGGAAACAATCAGCAACGCCTGGTGTTAAAGGTCAGAAGGGTGAAAAAGGAGAAAAGGGACAAAAAGGTGAGAAAGGTCAGAAGGGAGAAAAAGGACAAAAAGGTGAAGTAGGATTATCTGGTAATGCAGGTGGTAAGGGTGAGAAGGGAGAAAAAGGACAGAAAGGGCAAGATGGAAATGACGCAACTGGAACTAAAGGTCAAAAAGGTGAAGTAGGACAAAAAGGTCAGAAAGGTGAAGATAATTCCACAAAGGGTCAGAAAGGTGATGATAATTCTACCAAAGGAGAGAAAGGACAGAAAGGTCAAACAGGTGCAGACAATTCTACAAAAGGTCAAAAGGGTCAGAAAGGTGAAATAGGTCCTCAAGGTACTGGTGGTACTGGTGGTTCAAAGGGTGATAAAGGACAAAAGGGTGAGGTAGGTGCTCAAGGTACTGGTGGATCGGCAGGTAATAAAGGACAAAAAGGTGAAGCGGGTGAATCTGGTATGGGTCTCAATACCAAAACATCAGCATATACTTTACAAGCATCTGATGAACAAAAACTTATAACAACAACTGCTGCAATTACAGTTCCAAGTGGTGTATTCAGTGCTTCAGATGCAGTTACAATTTATAATAACTCAGGTAGTGGAATTTATATTAATCAAGGTTCAGGAACAACTTTATATCTTGCAGGTACAGCAACGTCAGGAGATAGATTTTTAGCAGGTAGGGGAGTTTGTACGATTATTTGTGTTGGTACTAATACTTTTGCAGTTACGGGTGGAGGAGTTACTTAATGGCAATAGTTCAACAGTTTCTATTTGGAAGTAATAGAGAGTATTATTTTATGCATGTTGAACAGTCTGGTAAGAATAGTTTTTATAGTATGTATGCCTTTGATTCTGATGGTAAGATGTATGTTTCATTTGAAGATCTTAGACAATTAAACAACCCAACATACGCTGATAAGGGTGCTGCAATATTAAAAATTAATCCAAACAAAGCTCAAATAATTTGGCAAAAATCTCTTTTTTGTGCTTTACCTGGTAGTCAGTCCCCAGTGTCTGTAGACGTGGATAGTTCTGGAAATGTCTATCATACTGGAATAATGGAGGGAGAACCTTTAGATACTCAACAAGTTTTTGTACAAAAATATAATTCATCAGGAGTCCAGCAATGGATTAGGACTTATGGTCATTTCACTTCAGGTCAAGGAACAACCCACTCATCAGGACAATATATTTACGATGAGTTTGATTTACCACGAATGATTTTTTGTAATGGTACATCTTCTGTCACAGTGCTTGGTAGAGAAGAAAATCCAAAGACACAGGTAAACACTTACCTTAATGAATATGCAACTTTTGTAACAATATCTAGTTCAGGTTCATTATCAACAGAATGTAGTTATGCAAGGAGCACCTCAGTTCAAGGATCTGGGTATATTACATTTTTTACAAATGCAGTTCGTGACTCATCAGGTAATTTTTATGTGGTTGGTCTTCAAAATAATAGAGTAGGATATTCGGTGGGACTTGGTATTACAAATCAAAACCCTTCACGTTTAATTGTTATGAAACTCAATTCTACAGGTGTGATTCAATGGCAAAAACAATTTAGTTACATCAATTCACTTATATCAAGTGGTGGAAGTAATAGTTCAGATGGTATGATAGCAATTGATACGAGTGGAAATACTTATACTGCTCACAGGATTACAACAAGTACTTATCAAACTACTTTGATTATTAAAAGTAATTCTTCTGGAACTATACAATGGGTTAGAAGATTGGGTGTTAGTTCGCCAAGTTTCAGCAACTCTAATTATCCGATAGGTATTGTTGTTGATCCTGATGATGAAAGTTATTTTTATGTTCTTCTTCAAGGGAAATTTACTGAAAATTCTTCGTGGGGAACAAACAAACTTGGATATGTATTAGTTAAATATAATTCTTCTGGGAGTATGCAATGGCAGAGAGTAATAGTAGGACAAGCAGCAGATGGTAGTGGAAGTATGACTTCAAGAAGAGATAATAATGTAGGTCACGGTAGTGGAAAGCTAGGAAGTTTTTATATTCAAGATAGAGGAATAGTATTTTCTTTTTCATTGAATGATATTGGTGGTAAATATACGGTTGCTTGGATGAAATTTCCTTTAGATACATATTTGGTTGGAGATTGGACGATACCCATAGGATCTGCAGGTACTAATTTCAAATTATACATTAGAGATATGAGCACTGGAATAAACAGTTATACTATTTCCTCATATTCATTTTGGCAGAACGGTAATTTAACTAGATATAGTGGTGTTGGATCTGCACCTGGCAAAGCTCCTTATAGTTCGACTAGTTACGCTTCACAGTATGATTCAAGTCCAACAAATTCAGATGGATCTGCTTTTACAATTGAAACACCACAAAATGTTATAAGTGGATATCATGCGGGTATACATAACGAATAATGATTACAACATCAGTCACAGTTGAAGAGTATATACCAGGTGGTAATCCTGATAGAGGAGAGACACCAGGATATATTAAAACGTCTAACGTTACAATTGAATTACCAGAAAAAGAAGAGGGTTCTGAATAAATACTGATATGGCAGCATTCGATTTCCCAGGTAGTCCTAATCCAAATGATAAGTATACCGCAAATGGTATGACATTCATTTGGAATGGTTCGGTGTGGAAAAAAGATGCATCTGCAGGTACGAAGGGGGAGAAAGGACAAAAGGGAGAAAAAGGTGAGAAGGGTGAGAAAGGTGAAAAAGGTCAAAAGGGGGAAAAAGGTCAAAAGGGGGAAAAAGGTCAAAAAGGTGAGGACAATTCAACAAAGGGACAAAAGGGAGAAAAAGGAGAAAAAGGTCAAAAAGGTGAAGTCGGTGTTTCAGGTGGTCAAGGCACAAAGGGTCAGAAAGGAGAAAAGGGTCAAAAAGGTGAGATAGGTGTAGGTGTAAAGGGACAAAAGGGTGAGGACAATTCCACCAAAGGTCAAAAGGGAGACGGTCAAAAGGGAGAGAAGGGGCAAAAGGGTGAGTTAGGAATCACTACTAAAGGACAAAAGGGAGAGGTTGGAGTCACCACTAAAGGTCAAAAGGGAGAAGTTGGTGTTACAGGAACTGTATTTACCTCTGGAACAAGAATGTTATTCCAACAATCATCAGCACCAAGTGGTTGGACAAAAGACACCTCTCGCAATAACCGAGCATTGAGAATCGTATCTGGAAATGTTAGTGATGGTGGTGGTAATACATTTTCAAGTAGATTCAACTCCACTGTTAACACAGGTAGTGGTTCAGTTCAAAGTCACACACTAACAACAGCACAAATACCAGCTCACTTTCACTATGCATTTAGATCAGGAAATCATGGTCAATTAAGAAACGGTTCAAATATGAGTTCTAATAACTATCCTGGTTCTGGTTCTGGTGCATCAAATCTCTATGAAGGTTACAATATTGCTGCCTCTAATTCTCAACCAAACGTTGGTAGAACACAAGAAATCGGTAGTAGTCAAGGTCACAGTCACGGGTTTACAAATCCTAGCTTTAACTTGAATGTTTTGTATACAGATGTTATAATAGCTCAGAAGAATTAATTATGAAACTTGAACAAGGAAAATTTTGCCCACTTATAGGTGAGGATTGTCTAGGATTGAAATGCTCTTGGTTTACTCAAATTAGAGGAATTCATCCTCAAACTGGTCAGGAGATAGATGAATGGGGATGTGCAGTGACTTGGATGCCAACCTTATTGATTGAAAATTCTCAACAACAAAGACAAACAGGTGCTGCTGTAGAGTCATTTAGAAATGAAACTTTAAATAGAATATCACAAACAATTAGTATGAAAACAATCGAAGAACCAATTAATAAATTGGAAGGGGACACAGAACTTTAATTATTATGTTTGAACCAACAATTAATACACCTGAAGTCTTTTTAAATGAAGATTTTATAGGAGTATGGGATAATGTTATATTAGATGATTTTAACAATCTTATTATTAAGACATTAGACGAATCAACTCATATTGTTCCGAGAAGCAATACAAGTGTTAAAGACACTCAATTAGATATTGCTGCATTTAATCCAACAATATCAAATCATATTATGTGTGCGGTAAGATCTTGTTGTGAACAATATTTTAATTGGTATCCATTTCTGAAAAATTTTAATTTTATTAGCACGACTTGTTTATTACAAAAAACAGACCCAACAGAGGGATATCATGATTGGCACTCAGAGTCAAATAATATTGCGTGTGCTAATCGAACATTAGTTTGGTCGGTATATTTTAATGATCTGGATGATAGTGGTGAAACAGAATTTTTATATCAAAAAAAGAAGATAAAACCAAAAGCAGGTAGAGTAATGATTTTTCCTGGTTCTTTTACTCACCTTCATAGAGGAAATCCACCATATAAATCAAAATATATTGCAACTGGATGGTTGGCTAGTAATGATCAAACAAATATCTTTCTATAGTATAAATATCTAGAAACAACATATAAATGGATACTGATTATTCTTCAATAAAAGAAAATTTTGGAACTGATTATGTTAGTGCTCTCCGACATATGAGAGATATTTTATTGAAAGAAAGTGATTGGACACAGTTTACAGACTCACCTTTGACTGACTCAAAGAAAGATGAGTGGAAAACTTATCGACAAAATTTAAGGGATTTGCCAGCAACAGAGTCAGATCCAGAAAACGCAACTTTCCCTACGAAACCATCATAATATGGCAGTAAATTTTCCTAATAGTCCTAATAGTGGTGACGTGCATTCTGATGGAGGTGCCTCTTGGAGATATAATGGATATGCTTGGGCACGTATCCCAGATCCTGGTGCAAAGGGAGAACCTGGATCAAAAGGACAGAAAGGAGAAGTTGGATTAACAGGGTCAACAGGTCAAAAAGGTGAAAAAGGACAAAAAGGTGATGTTGAAGCACAAGGTAATAAAGGACAGAAAGGAGACGCAGGTCCACAAGGTAATGATGGTGCTGCAGGTGATAAAGGTCAAAAGGGTGAAATAGGCACAAAAGGAGATGAAGGTCAGAAAGGTTCAAAAGGTGATACTGGTGTTGGTTCAAAAGGCGATAAGGGAGCAGGATCTTCTGTTAGTATTGGTGTAAGTCCACCAACATCTCCCACTCCAGTGCAAGGAGATATGTGGTGGGACAGTGACGACTCAGATTTACATGTATATTATAATGATGGTAATACATCACAGTGGGTATCTGTTACATCATCTGCTGCCTTGAAAGGTGAGAAGGGTGAGAAAGGACAAAAAGGTGAGAAAGGACAAAAAGGTGAAAAGGGAGAGAAAGGTCAAAAGGGAGAGAAAGGTGAAAAGGGTCAAAAAGGTCAAAAAGGTGAAGTTGGTGAAAAGGGTCAGAAAGGAGAAGTTGGTGTTTCAGGTGGTGCAGGTGTTAAAGGTCAGAAAGGTGAGAAAGGTCAGAAAGGTGAAGTTGGTGTTGGAGCAAAAGGTCAGAAAGGTGAATTAAATGATAAAGGTCAAAAGGGAGAAACTGGCAGCACAGGAGCTCTTGGTATTCCTGTTGGTACGATTGCAATGTATGGAAGTAGTAGTGCACCTTCAGGTTGGCAACTATGCAATGGTGCAGCAGCATCTACATCTGCATTACAATCTGTAGTTGGATCAAATGTTCCTGATTTAAGAGATAGATTTATTGTTGCTGCTGGTAATAGTTACAGTCAAGGCAACACTGGTGGTGAAGCAAGTGTAACTCTAACAACAGCACAGATGCCATCTCACGACCATGACGCAGATGCATCATCAAATGCAACTTCAAATGTAAGTGATCCTGGTCATAGACACTCATCAAGAGGTTTTGGAACTGATGATGATGGTGGAAATCGACACACTGGTAGTGGTAACAACTCAGTTAGAAATAATGCGATTGAAGATGCCACAACAGGTATTAATGTGTCTACTAATGTTACCACAACAATTGATATTGATAATGAGGGTAGTGGTCAAGCACACGAAAATAGACCTCCATATTATGCTCTGACATTTATTATTAAAACATAATGTTTAAAGAATTGATATGGGTTAAAGATAACTCATTATCTGAATCATTCTGTAACGGGATGATTGAAAAATTTGACGTTGATCCCTATCGAGTTAAAGGTAAGGTGGATCAAAATAATCCAAGAGTGGATAAATCACTTAAAATTACAATGGACATGGGTGTGACCACTAATCCTACTTGGCAAGAAGAAGATAAAGTTTTATTTAAAGCATTAAAAATCGCCCTTGACGAATATGAAATGCATTTAGAAAATATTTCTAAACAAAAATGTGATTATAGAGGATTCAAATTGCATCCTGCCCATAACTATGAGTGTAAAGACACTGGATATAAAATACAAAAGTATGAACCTGATGGGTATTATCACTGGCACCATGATTGGTGTATGCATTTAGGGTGGACTAGAACTTTTACATATATTTGGTATTTAAATACAATTGAAGAAAAAGATGGTGGTTGGACTGAATTTATTGATGGTACGAAAATTCAACCTAAGTGTGGAAGTATTCTATTTTTTCCAGCAACTTGGACTTACATTCATCGTGGATATACAACAAAAGTTCCAAAATATATTGTGAATGGTTGGATATACGCAAAACCCCTTAATTGACATTTTTCATACATATGCTATAATAGTAAAAAATGTTCCTATGGATGAGTTCATTTACGAGGTTGAAGTAGACATTTGTGCTAGAACCTTTAAATTAAAAAGTGATAAAGGAGACCATAAGATAGTTGCGTGTGTAAACACTGATGAATTTATGAGGGTTCTAGAAGTTTGTGATCAAATGCTTGAACCTTGTATGATTGTTTACAAAGAATTAGCTTTGACCACTGATAAATAAAACATTCAGTATTTTATTATGAAGTATAAGATATCTACTAAGTGCTGCTGGTTTCGTGGTGGTAGTATGATAGTTAAGATGTACTTCATCAATGGTATGCCATTCACTTTTGATGAACTACCTGACGGACATCTTA